CCCGACACGATCCCCGCAGGCACCGCGTTCGCCATCTTCGAGGGCCGCGTCCTCGGGCAGCACGAGGCGCAGACGGCGTACCAGAACCTCAACGACGACGAGAAGTGGTCCTTCGAGGGCTACGTCGAGGAGTTCCAGTTCCACGCGGCGCAGGTGGGCATCGCGGCCCAGGCCGAGCTGGTCGAGGTGCTCAACGCGAGCACGTACCAGTTCCCCGAGAACAAGCAAGACTTCACCTTCGGTGACTGGGCGAACCTCGTGGCGCTCCTGCCCGAGACCAAGTACGAGAAGCTCCACTACGCCCACCTGTTCGGATTCCAGAACCCAAAGGCCCTGCTCGGCTTCGTCCGCGAGTCCTACTTCGCAGCACAGGAGGCCGGCGAGTGAGCGCCCACGATCTCTTCTGGCTCGCGCGCTACGCATACAACGAACTACGGCAGGCGATGGCCGATCTCCAGAAGGTCGAGCCCAGCGCGAGCCTCACCATCGAAATGAACTTCGACCGTGCGGACATCGCCATCCTCGTCCATTGGGAGCGCACGTCGATCCGCCCGATGTTCCACTACGGAGTCTGGCTGAACGACAAGAAGGCCGTAGACGCGGAACTTCGGAAGTTCCGCGCGAACGTCGCCCGCTTAGCCACTGGGGAACCGCTGGAGGCCCTCGTATGAGCGACTACGCCTACCTCCGCAGCAAGGGCGGCGGGCACGAGATGTTCAAAATGTCCGCAGACCTGCTCGACCGACGCTCAGGAGCCGATCCCGTGGCGACCTCGGAGAAGGTGGCGCTCTGCCGCCGACTGCTGGACCGCCACGGGCATTCCGACCTCGCGGACATGCTCGGACTGGACGAGATGGAGTCCAAGATGCACTCCGAGCAGATCGTCAGCCCAGGCTTCGCGCCCCGTCTCCGGCACGCTCGGACGACGCCCAAGTATCGGATGTCGGCATGAGCAAGCGCATCCACGACCGGGGACGGCACCCTCGCTGGACGGTTCTCAACTGGGCCAACGGGTGGCATGTGGAGCGTCCTGGCCGCACCTCCGAAGTCTCAGGCGAGTTCCCACCATTCGACGCTTTCGAGGAGGCCATCGCCTTCGCTCACGAACAGGCCGTCAAGGACCGCGAGGAGGTGCTACAGGGTGGTGTTTCGCAAGATCCCGACGCTCGCTGACCGGGGATTCCTCAAGCTCGTCTGGGACAACAAGGCCCCCTGCCTGAACGTGGACCCCGAATTGTTCTACCCGGTCTCGGCAGACCCCTACAGCCCCCAGGCGCTCCAAGCGAAGCGCGTGTGCCAACGCTGCCCGATCATCGCGGAATGCCTGATGAAAGCCCTCGAATCGCAGGACCAGCACGGAATCCTCGGCGGTACCAGCCCGGAAGAACGCCGTCAGATGAAACGGAGGAGAGCAGCGTGAACAAGCTCCGCTACTTCTCGATGTTCTCGGGCGTGGGTGGCTTCGAAATTGGCATTGAACGGGCCGCTGCCGCGCACGGAATTCACGTGGAGTGCGTCGGCTACTCCGAAATCGAGAAGAACGCAATCAAGATCTATGAGAGGCACTGGCCCGAGCATGTCAATTTCGGAGACGCCACCGCAATCGACCCCGACGACATCCCCGACTTCGATCTCCTCGTTGGAGGATTTCCGTGCCAAGCGTTCAGCATCGCCGGAAAGCAACTCGGATTCGCTGATACGCGAGGAACTCTCTTCTTTGACATCGCACGAATCCTGGAACGGAAGCGTCCCCGACACTTCATCCTTGAGAACGTCAAGAACCTTGTCAGCCATGACAAGGGGCGAACATTCCGAACCATCGTCCAAACCCTTGATGCCTTGGGGTATCTCGTGGAATGGCAGGTACTCAACAGCAAAGATTTCGGCGTCCCGCAGAACCGCGAGCGGATCATCATTGTCGGACATCTTGGAGGACTCGGTGGACGAGCGGTACTACCTTTCGCCGGAGAAGGTAATCCGAATTCTCCGAACAGCCTCTCAGCAGAAGCCGCAGTTGCTCGAACGCTCACGGCAGGCGGGAACAGCGGCGGAAACCACAGCGGCATGACGATCCTCGCTGAAGACGCTCCTCTCTCTCTCTCTCTCTACCGGGAGTGGAGAGAAGGGAAGCCTGACGAGGTTCGGCGTCGTGCGAAGGAATTACTCGGGGAAGTCTGAGGCATTCGTTGAACGCGAAGACGACACCGCCACAGCTCTCGACGCCAATTACTGGAAGGGATTCGACAATCATGGCCAGCGAACCGGAGTCGCAGAAATTCTTCGTGGTTCATGACCTGCGCCGAGGCCTCCCGAAAGGGACCTTCCAGGAGCGTCCTGTAGCGAACACGATCAAGGCCAATTACGGGAACGGACTCGACAATCATGGAGCAAAGACAATGGTCGCAGAGACTAACTCGATCAAGGTGCAAGTAGCCAAGGAGCGCGTCCGCCGCCTGACACCCGTCGAGTGCGAGCGGCTCCAGGGCTTCCCGGACGGGCACACGGAGGGCGTCTCGGACACGGCCCGGTACAAGGCCTGCGGCAACGCCGTCCCGACTGTGCTGATCGAGGCCGTCGCGCTCCGCCTCTTCGAGGGGTGGGCATGAGCCTCTACATCCCCGACATCGAAGAGGTCTGGGAGATCATGAAGGGCTCGATCTCCAAGCGCTCGGAGCGGGACAAGCAGGTCAATGTCGGCCCCTCGGAGCTGGGCGGATGCCCGTACTGCGTCGGGTACACGATGGCCTCGAAGTTCTACGAGCTGCCCGAGCGCAACCGGGGCTTTGGCTACGCGGCGTGGCTCGGGACGATGTGCCACTTCTGGCTGGAGCACAACCTCGAACTGCCGGTCGAGAGCCTGCGCGAGCACAAGGTCGAGGTCTTCGAGATCGAGGGCTACGGGACCGTCAAGGGCTCCACCGACCTCCTTGTGCCGGAGTGGGAGCGGACCTTCGACTTCAAGTTCCCAGGCAAGTACAGCTACGAGAAGGTGGCGCTCGCGCTCCGCACGGGCGGCTTCCCGAGCAACGCCTACCGCTACCAGCAGCAGTGCTACGCGCACGGGGCGAACAAGGCGGGCATCACGGTCAAAAATTCTGTCATCTTGTTTTTCCCAAGACATACAAACAGCATCGAAGACGTGATACCTTACGAAGAGCCGTACCGCCCCGAGATGGTGGATCTCCTCCAGCGGAGGACGGAGGCGATCTGGGAGGACGTTCAGGACGGCAACCTCGACCTCATCCCCAGCGACGACGACTGCTTCGAGTGCGACGACTACCGAGGCAGCGGGCGCAAGAACATCGGCAACTACCTAGAGCGACCAATCGAACAAGGAGCAACCAAGTGAGCAGCGAAATCCCCGAAGGCTACGAGCCCCAGACCCACTCATTCGCCAAGAACCACGCGCTCGACGCGCTGGAGTTCGAGATCGAGCGTCAGGGCCAGTCGGACCTGATCGAGATGGACGCCGACGACAACGTGCAACTGGACCTGATCGACCTCGCGGACGCAGTAGTCGAGGCGCTCATCGCCGCAGGCGTGACCATCCCCGACAACATCAGCAACCCGCACGCACTCTAAGGAGCAACCAAGTGACAGCAGTGGCAGAAGCCCCAGCGAAAAAGGCCAAGGCAGCAGCATTCGACCTCTCGGCCCTCGTGCCCGGAGCCAAGGTGGAGCGGCCCCGCCGCGTCACTGACAAGTTCTCGATGGTGCTCTACGCACCGCCGAAGCACGGCAAGACCACCCTCGCCGCCTCCTGTGCCGACGTTCCCGAACTGTCCCCGGCCATCGTGCTCGCGGCTGAGGACGGGACGGCGGTTCTTGCCAATAACTACTCCGACGACCCGAACCTCGATGTCGTCAACGTCACGGACTGGAAGACCACCTCCCAGCTCGTGATGGCCCTCGCCGGAGTGGACACCTCGAAGGACGAGCTGAGCTTCCTCAAGGAGCCGGTCACCCCGTACAAGACGGTGATCGTGGACACCGAGACCGAGGTCCAGGAGCAGATCGTCCAGGCGATCCTCCAGTCCGAGGGCATCGACAAGATGCGTATTCAGGACTGGGGCACGCTCAAGGAGAAGACGGTGGGCATGGCGAAGATCCTGCACCGCTCGCCCCACGTCAACGTCATCTTCATCACCCACTCGGAGAAGGTGAAGGACGAGGAGACCGGCAAGACCGAAATCGGCCCCATCCTCCTCGGCAAGGCTTCCTACGGGGAGCTGCTGAAGGTCGTGGACATCATCGCGTACCTCGGCATCGCGAAGAACGAGGACGGGGATCTGATCCGCGTCCTCCAGACCCAGGCTGACGGGAAGTTCACGGCGGGCGACCGCTCGGGCAACCTCCCCGCTCAGATCCCGAACCCGACGATGGCGGACGTGTACTCGCACTTCGTCGGCGCAAACAAGTAACCCCTCAGAAGAAAATCCGACAGGAGAGAACCCAAAATGGCACGCATCACCCTCAACGTTTCCGAAGAGACCTTCACGTCCGCCGAGAACAAGACCGGCTTCGACCCGGTGCCCAAGGGCTGGTACCCCGTCAACGTCTTCGAGGTGAAGGCCAAGGAGTCCGGGCCGAACTCGAAGAACCCCGGCTCGCCGCAGATCAACGTCCAGTTCAAGATCCAGGACGGCTCCGAGGCGACGGACGGCACGAAGGTCGGCAACCGCCGTGGCTTCAAGCTGTTCAACCTCTACGGCGAGACGCCGTTCGACACGATCAACTTCTTCAAGGCCCTCGGCTACTCCTACGAGCAGATCAAGGAGGAGGGCATCGACACTGATGACCTCGAAGGCGAGGAGCTGGAGGTCTACTTCGCGGTCGTCCCGAAGCAGATCAAGCAGGGCAACAAGTACGTCAACGACCCGGACGGGGAGAAGACGAACGAGATCCGTGGATTCCGCTCCATCGGCTCGGGCGAGGTCGCCAAGCAGGCCAAGACGGCTGCCAAGTCCTCCACCGCGAAGTCTGGCGGATTCTCGCTCTAAGATCCATCCCCCGCACGCGACTCAGCGCACACCGAGAGGCAGGTTCTCGGGCGGGGACTTTTTTCGCTGGTAATGTTGTCAATATGTCAAAGAGCAGGAGAGAATACCAAAGTGCAACCTGCTGAGTACTTCCGGTTCCTCTGGGGCGATGAGAGCGGCATGGCCCTTGTCGCCCTCATAGATCAGGGCGCGGCTCAGGGCCAGATGGGTCGGCGCAAGTTCTTCATGTGGCCCTCCCAGGCCGAACAGATGGTCGCCTACGTCGAGAAGCACGCAGGCAAGGATGTCTACACCTCCCCGTCGCTGTTCGCCGGATCGCAGGCCACCAAGGCGGGAGCCCGTGTGCTCCGAGTGGTCCACGCCGACGCTGACGGCTTCGACGTGTCGCAGGCGCGGGTCCAGCCCTCGCTGATCGTCCACTCCTCTCCGGGGCACACGCACCTGTACTGGTCGATCATCGACACCACCGACCCCAACGTGGTCGAGGCGCTCTCGCGCGGCTTCGCCAGCGCCCACCCCAAGGACACGGACGAGGTGGACCACGGGTGGGCGCGCAACAAGCTCCTGCGCGTCCCCGGCACCTCGAACACCTCCTACGCCAATCCCAACAACAAGAAGTACGTCGAGGGCGCGCCCATCTACGAGGTCACCGCCGAGTACATGGGCGGGGAGTTCAGCAGCGACGAGTTCGCCGCCTACTACGAGCCATCGCTCGCCGTCCAGATCGAGTCCAAGGACAGGGGCGACATGCCCTCCAAGGCCGAGGCGCTCCAGTCGATCAAGGCCACAGCGACCCTGACCGAGATGCTCGACAAGCGCCACGCGATGGGTGTGGACCGTTCGGACGCCCTCTTCCTGCTCCAGAACGAACTCTTCCGCGCCGGGGCCAGCGACGAGGCGGTCTTCGTCCTGTGCAAGGACCACCCCTTCAACAAGCACAAGACCGAGGACCGGCTCTGGGAGGACATCCTCCGCGCCCGTGCCAAGGCCACCGAGGCGTCGATGCCGCGCGCGGACTTCGAGGAGGACGAGGCCGACTTCGAGACCACCGTCGCCGCGCGCAGCGTGGACTCCTCGGTGGACTTCCTCTACGACGACGAGAAGGACGCGCTGCGGCCCAGCTTCGTCTCCGAGTACCTCGCGTGGGCCGAGTCCAAGACCGACGCCAACCCCGAGTTCCACGTCGCGATGGCGTTCACGCTGCTCTCGGTCGTCTTCTCCGACCACGGCCACGCGCTGCCGAACTTTGGGGCGCTGCCGCTGAACATGTGGTTCATGGTGCTGGGCGAGACCACACGCTCGCGCAAGTCCACCGCGAAGAACCTCATGCTCAAGATGCTCAACGAGCTGGCCGACGAGGATCACAAGTACGACCTCGGCTCCGACTTCACCGGGGAGGCGCTCGACAACGAGCTGCTGAAGATGCCGTACCGCTCCGCGCTGGCCTACGTGGACGAGGTGCAGGGCCTTCTGGAGGCGATGGAGAAGAAGTCCTACATGGCCGGCATGAAGGGCAAGCTCACGGAGCTGTTCGACGGCTGGGTGGTCGGCAAGCTGCGCGCCACGGGCGAGGCCAAGCGCCAGTCCCGCGTCCCTGTGAGCTTCTGCTTCCTCGCTATGGGCATCCGCGAGAAGGCCGCTGACGTGATGACCCACGAGGACTTCGAGTCAGGCTTCCTGACCCGCTTCTGCTACGTCCAGGCGGACGCTCCCAAGCGCACCAAGGAGTCGGACTACCTCGCGCAGGCCGACCCGAACCAGTTCAGCATGGGAGACCCGGTGCTGATCGCACTGGCCGACAAGCTGCGCCGCGCCCGCGACCACTGGGAGTCCTTTCACCCCGTCACCGAGGCCGAGGGCGGACCCCAGCCGACGATCCCCGTCCCCTGTGCCCCGGAGGCGTGGGAGCGGCTGAACGTGTTCATCTCCGACGTGCTGGACGCCGCCGAGGGGCACAACCGGGCCAGCATCATCGAGGCCTCCAGCCACCGCCTCTCGCTCGCGATCCTCAAGGCCGCGACCCTGCTGGCGATGTACGAGTGCTGCGACGAGGTGCAGCTCTCCCACATGCTCACCGCGATCTCCTACGGGGCGCAGTGGTTCTACCACATGACCGTCATGGCCGAGAAGGTCTCCTCCTCGGTCTTCCGCAAGAAGCAGAACGCCGTCATCGACTACCTGTTCGAGATGGGCTCCAAGTCCACATGGCCCAAGACCCGCCGAAAGTTCCGCGACTGGATGAACCGAGAGTTCGCTGACGTGGTGGACGCGCTGGTCTCATCGGGCGTCGTGGATATCGATGACCACAGAAACCTGACCCTGACCCGCCTGGGCGAGCTTGAAGCCGCTGCGTAAGGAGCACGACACATGAGCAGCAAGATCACCTGCGTCAACTGCGGAAAGCAGTGGCCGCACACCAACCGCTACGGACACTGCGCCGCCGAGGGATGCCACGAGACCTTCGTCGGCCTCGGCGCGTTCGACGCGCACCGCGTCGGCAAGCACGGCACCCCAGACCGCCGCTGCGAGATCGGTGAGAAGCACTGGCAGGACGAGAAGGGCTACTGGCACACAGGCAAGCGCCTCGAAGAGGGCGAGAAGGGTTGGTGGGAGAAGTGAACGTCTTGCAGAGGCTCATCGCAACCAAGCAGGCATGGCCGATCTCTGGAGACGAGATCGCGCGGGAGCGCGGGGGGATCAGGCTAGGCGGTCTCGTCGGAGTCGTGGATTGGGACGCCAAAGCAGAAGAGGAGGGATGGTCAGAATGACCGCCATCGACATCGAGAACGTCAAGCGGCTCGAACTGGAGGACATACGCGCCATCCACGACAAGCGGCTGCGTGGCCTGACGCTCGCGGCCCGCTACTGGCAGATGTGCCTCGTGGCAGACCGGAAGTTCAAGCTCGACTGCGCCAAGGAACTCCACGGCTACGAGATCTTCTCCCTGACGCAGCTCTCGAAGATCGTCCGCCTGAACGTGGGCACCATCGCTCGGGAGATGCAGAAGAACGCGCCCGGAGGGCTGCTGAACCCAGAGTCGCTCTCGGCCCTCGCGCACCTGCGCCGGCGCTACCTGATGAGCAACGACCTCTACCTCCCGATGGTCACCCAGGCCATCGCTGAGGGCACCAACCTCTCGACCGTGTGCCGACTCGTCGGCGTGAACAACGGACAATACTACCGCAAGCTGAAGGAGCAAGCATGAAGTCCATTACCGTCTACACCCAGCCAGGATGCCAGCCCTGCCGCGCCGTGAAGCGCTGGCTGGACAAGCGCGGAATCGAGCACCAGACGGTCGATGTCACCCTCAGCCCCGGAGATGCAGAGGCGCTGAAGGCGCTCGGCTACTCGGGCACCCCGGTCACCATCGTCTCCAACGGCGACCCGGAGACTGACCTGCACTGGCACGGCTTCAACCCCGATTTCCTGTCCCGCTACTGCGAGGAGCAGTCATGAGCAAGCAGCACGACGCAGTGGAGCACCCCAAGCACTACACCGAGCACCCCTCCGGCGTGGAGTGCATCCAGATCACAGAGCACATGGGGTTCAACCTCGGAAACGCCATGAAGTACATCTGGCGCTGCGACCTCAAGCTCGACGCCATCGAGGACCTGAAGAAGGCCAAGTGGTACATCGAGCGCGAGATTGCCAAGCGCGAGGGAGCGGCCAAGGAGCTAACCGAACTGACGCCGAAGGATGAACCAGAAGGGTGGTACGTGGACTGATGAAGACGGTACGTGCCTACCTAGCCTCGGAGGAGCCGGTGAACCCGGCTGCTCTGGAGATCTTCGCCAAGGTCAAGGCCGACGTGCTGGGCGACGAGTACAAGATCGACTTCCGTCCGGCACACGAGCACATGGGTGACGGGGCGACTGTCTTCGCGCTCGGGAAGTACCGCCCGAGCAACCCGTCGTGGCGCGTGGTCCCGGCCCCGTCCGTGGGCCAGATCAGGACCCGCGCCGACATCGTGACCCGCCTGGGGCAGGCTCTCCAGCTTCTCGTGACGCCGCCCGAGCTTCCCGAGTTCAAGTACGAGGTGCTCGACCTCGATCAGGCCAAGAGGCTCTGCCGGACCATTACTGGCAGAGTCTTCGCCTTCGACATCGAGACCTCTGGCGTGGTGGACGAGGACAGGCCCGACTACGGGCAGGTCATCTCCGCAGCGCTCTACGCGGGTGACACCGCCTACGTCTTCCCCGAGGACGTGCTGCGCGTCGAGGGGATGCAGCATCTCATCGAGCATCTGCTGACGAACAACAACGGCATCGTCACCGTCAACGGCAAGTTCGACCTCTCCTACTTCCCCGGCGCAAAGGTCCCGGTAGGTTCCCACTTCGACGCCCAGCTCGCGCACTACGTCCTGTTCCCGGCAGCGGGGGAGCACGGCCTCAAGCCAGTCACGAAGAAGATCTTTGGCTTCGAGGACTGGGACGAGGGCAAGGAGCAGTACCTCCCGAGCGCCGAGTACGAGACCTACGAGAAGTTCGAGGACGGCTCGTGGCACGCCGCGCGCAAGTACCCACGCAAGAACGGCAAGGGCTCCGGCTACGAGCGCGTCCCGCGCGCGATCCTCTACGAGTACAACGCCTTCGACGTTTACGCGACGTGGTGGTGGTACCGGCGCATGGTCGAGATGCTCGCCGCCGACGAGAACGCGCGCAAGGCCTTCGACTTCCTCATGAAGCTCTCGGAGATGTTCATGGCCGTGGAGAAGGACGGCATCCGCCTCGACACCCCGTACCTCGCCGCGCTCTCGGAGGAGATCGGCGCGGAGAAGGTCCAGTCCGAGGTCAAGCTGAACGAGATCGCAGGGAAGGAGATCAACCCGCGCTCCCCCAAGCAGGTCAAGGAGTGGTTCACCGGGCAGGGCATCCCCATCTCCGGCACCTCGAAAGAGGTCATGAAGGAGTTCATCGAGAAGCACGGTGCCGCCGACGACGAGACACAAGCCCTCGGACTTGAGAATGCTGTGGACTTCGCCCGCCAGCTCCTCGTGTGCCGCAAGATCTCCAAGACGCTCGGGACCTACGTGGACGGCTACCGCAACCAGGCGGACGAGCTTGGCTACGTCTACCCCGGCTACAAGCTCGCGGCCTCGACCACGGGACGCCTCGGTGGGCAGGGCGCGTCCATGCTCACCATCCCGCGCGAGAAGCGCCTGAAGAAGATGGTGCTCGCGGACCCCGGCATGATCGTCGTCGGCGCTGACCTGTCCCAGGCCGAGCTTCGCGTCATGGCGTGCGAGTCGATGGACCAGTGGCTCATCGACGCCTTCCAGCCCGGAGCCGGCGACTTCTTCGACCTCCTGCTCGGTCAGGCCTACCCGGACATCGACTGGGTGGCGCTGCACAAGAAGGTGGACGATCACGAGGCCACCGAGGACGAGGCCAACTTCTACACCGACACGCGCGCGAAGATGAAGGGCGTCGTGTACGGGGTCTCCTTCGGTCGGGGGACACGAGCCATCGCAGCCGCGCTGAAGATCTCTATGGCCGAGGCGCAGCGACTCGTGGACGCCTTCGTGCGGCCTGGATCAGCCTTTGCGCTCTGGCGCGAGCAGATTAGCGAGACGGCTGTCACGGGCGGGGAGATCATCACGAGGTTCGGTCG